GTAAGTTTAACTATACCACACGGACTCGAAAGTCAGTATGATGAGTATTCTTTGTTCGCACAAACCGTTAATTACACATATGTAATAAAGAATGCTGACGGTACTTTCACTCATCCATATCAAGGTTCTTTTGCTGGTCCCAATACTATGAATGGTATTGTGTCGAATCTGAATCTGAGAATAAGTAATAGTATAATCTATGGAACACAAAACGACTTACTAGAAGCAATAGTATCATACAGTTATCAAGAGAGTGTTAGAACAGGATTTCATGAAACATATGCTTATCCTATTATAAGAACTAATTCATATAGAACTAGATCCCAAGGCGGATCTTATAATAGAGATAAGTTTATTGTGTTTGATGTAAAATCCATAATAGGTAATTACACCAATGCAGATTTTGCAAACGGTGTTCCTATGCCTCAAATTTACTGGCCCGATTTTGATAATCCCAGCAGTATAACCAATATACCTCGACCTTAGATGATTCTTTGCGAGTATAAATAGATAATATATCAACAAATTTTAGGATACAGACATGGCACAGCCAACTAGCAGATCACAATTTCAAGAATGGTGTTTAAGAAAACTGGGTAAGCCAGTTATAGAAATCAATGTCGACCAAGGACAAGTTGATGATCGTATTGATGAGGCGCTGTCATACTACGCAGATTATCATTTTGATGGTGTTGAGAAAACTTATGTTAAGCATCGAGTATTAAATTCATATGTAGAGTTTGCAACGCTAGAAGAAGGCGACTTTGTAGTCGGTGAAGTAATCTCTGAGTACGAAGATAATACAACTGATGGTGCGACAGCAACAGCAACAGCAACTATTGTGGCAATCGATGTAACTAATAAAAGGGTATTCTTCAAAAGACCTTCATTTGGTGATTTTGATGCCACTAAATTTGTATCAAGCCCTGCATTTGCGGCAAAGGTTGGTGCCGCGGCCAGTAATCGTAGAGCAATAACTACTGCCTTTAAAGGCACTTATGAATTAAGATATATTGAGGTACCAGACAACATCATCGGTGCAATCAATGTATTTGCTCCAAACGGTAATGTGTCTCTAGGTACCGGCATCTTTAATGCAAAATATCAGTTTGTATTACACAATCTGCATGACATTAATATGGGGCCTCTACTACACTTTCAGATGTCGATGCAACATTTACAGTTGATAGAAGAGTTGCTTGTCGGTGAAATTCCTTTAAGATACAATCGTCATATAAATCGAATTAATTTAGATGTAGACTGGGATCTGATAGAAGTAGGAAGTTATATTGTAGTAGAAGCATATAATGTTGTAGATCCCAACACATACACAGATGTATGGAAAGATCGTTGGTTACAAAATTACGCAACTGCAAAAATCAAATATCAGTGGGGTTCAAATCTCACTAAGTTCAATGGTATGACACTGCCAGGCAATGTACAGTTCAATGGAGAACAAATTTTAAACGATGCAAGAGAGGAGATTCAAAAGCTAGAGGAAGAAATTATCAATAGCTACTCTTTACCTGCAGTCGATATGATAGGATAGAACAGTGGCTAAAAACTATTATTTTGAGAACTTCGATAACTCAATGGAGCAATCGCTCATTGAGGACTTGGTTATCGAGTCCATAAAAATCTATGGAGTTGATGCTTGGTATATACCTAGAACTCTTACAGGTAAAGATGATATTCTCAACGAAGATGATATATCAACATTTAAAAGTGCATTCATGGCAGAAATGTATGTTAAGAGTGTTGATGGATTTGAGGGAGAAGGCGACTTCTTATCTAAGTTTGGTTTAGAGATTCGTGATTCTATTACGATGACAATTGCAAGAAGAACTTATGAGTCTGAAGTAGCATTGTATAATGATACAGTTAGACCTCTAGAAGGAGATTTGATATATCTACCCTTAAACAATAAGATATTTGAGATCCAACATGTGGAACATGAATCTATCTTTTATCAGATGGGTTCACTTCAGATGTATGATCTCAAAGCAGAACTATTTGAGTATAGCGGAGAAAGATTCTCTACTGGTCAATCATTCATCGATAACTTATATAAAGGTGTTAATACATTTAAAAGCTTGGTGGTTACTGATTACACATATATCGTTGATGCTGATAGCGTTCAGAACTTTCGTGTTAAGCTTTCTAGTTCCGATAGAGATGTGTTATCAACTAAACCATTAGAACTAGAAACTAATCAAGAGTACATATTTGATTTATCACACTCTTCGCTAACTGGTCATCTTTTCAACTTTTATCCTGATGGAGACGGTGCTACAGAGTCTTTCTCGACAGCAGTAAGAACTGGAACAGCAGGTCAAGCAGGAGCAAACTTAAAACTTACTCCTACGGCTGTAGGTGATCACGACTATAGAAGTTTCAACGGAGCTACGAGAAGAAACTTGTTTGCATATAGTGAAGACCTAGTTGCTGGATTAGCGGCAGGCGTTTGGCAAGTTAAAGCATATAATCCTGGAGACGGTGCAGATTATCCTACAGATTATCCTACAGTGCAGTCGATAAGTCAAGCCGGTGTCGGTCTAAATGGCACAGCGACTCGAATTACATTCCCTGCTTCATCTAATACTGATGGAACAATATATCAACGAATCAATCATGATGCCGCTCTAACGCCTAGTCGTTATAAAGCATCTATTTGGGTAAGAAATGCTTCGCCTGGTTTGAAAGCATATGTAGCAGTTAATCCAGTAAGGGCTTGGGAGACGGAGTCATTTCTTTTCGATATCGATATACCCGTAAGTAGTGACTGGCAAAGAATTAGTATTCAATTAACTTTCCCTGGTCAAGCTAAAACACCTGTGTTAGCAATTCAGAATACTACTGGTGCCGCGGGAGCATCAGTAGAAGTTTGGGGAGCCCAATTCGAAGAACGCACCCTTGCGACTATTGGTGATCCTGCTTCAGTATATCAAAAAGTTGAACAGAACTATAATGCTAACACAGCGAATGCTATCGGAAGTGTTATGAGAGTCGTTCAACCAGTTTCTGATGCTCTAGCAGATAATGATGCAATAGAATCTTTTGGCGATAATCTAATAGATTTCACTAACGCTAACCCATTTGGAGATATGGACTTCTAATGTTTGGTAATCATTTTTATCACGAGTCTACGAGAAGATATGTTGCTGTATTCGGCACACTCTTTAATGACATCGAAATAACAAGAAAGGATAACTCTACTCCTGCGGCTTCTATACAGAAGATAAAGGTGCCTATTAACTATGCTCCTATGCAGAAGATTTTAGCTAAACTAGAGCAAGACCCTAATCTTAGATCACCTAGTGCTGTCACATTGCCTAGAATGTCGTTTGAAGTAACGGGAATGACTTATAGTGCTGAAAGAAAGTTAACAAGTTTAACGAAACAAGTAAAGGGATCACCTTTATCAGATGGAAGAGTCAATACAATGTATACTCCTGCACCATACGATATCGAGTTTCAGTTAAACATTATGACAAAATATAATGAAGATGGAATGAAAATAGTTGAACAGATACTACCTTTCTTCAAACCAGATTGTACTGTAAGTGTACAAATGGTAGACGGACTAGGATATGTCGATATTCCTGTCGTATTGAACAGCGTATCTCAAGAAGATACTTATGAAGCAGATTTTCAGACAAGAAGAGCGTTGATTTGGACACTTAACTTCACGATGAAAGCATACTTCTTTGCTCCCACGCAAACTAAGAGACAGATTAAGTTTGTCGATGTTGATTTGTATCCTCAGTTGACAGTAGCTGATAATGGTGAGCAAATCGAAATAATTCCTGCTATTCCTACTGCAATGGCAAGCTTGGTAGCAGGAACAACTTACAGAATTTATGATCTAGGAACGGGATCGTCTACAGAGAATCAATCGAGATGGAATCTCTACCTCACAGGCGATGCAAACACAGGAAACACATATAGAGTTGGAGATCAATTTAATGCTCCTGCAAATCCAGCTACAAATGCACCCGCTGGAGCAACAGCGACATTGAAGAGTCTAGACACGATAGACGAGAACGATAGCTGGAAAGCAATGACGATAATATCAGACGGAGATGGAACAATATAATATGAGTGATGAAATAGGTAAAAGTCTAGGACTTGAGCCTCTGAATGATGTAGTTGAAGGGAAAGTGATTGAAAGAACAGTAGTTCCCACTGACGACAAGATGGATAAAGATTATGAATATGCTAGAAGCAACTTCTACAATGTAATCGAATCTGGTACAGAGGCGTTAGAGCAAATGCTCGATGTAGCAAAAGCATCAGAGCATCCGAGAGCATATGAAGTCGTTTCGACTATCATGAAAACTCTTGTAGATGCCAATAAAGACTTGGTTAAAATGTCTACAGACAAATTAAAAGTAGAAAGTGAGTCAAATCCTGACTCGACTAAAGGTGTAACAACTAACAACAATTTGTTTGTTGGTTCGACAAACGAACTACAGCAGTTGTTGAAGGACATGAAAGAAAACGATGGTTAGTATGCTAGATCGTGGCTATAACGGTAACATCAATCTAAAACGAAAGGGTACTCCCATTGAGTTTAGTCAAGATATGGTTGGTGAGTTTATCAAATGTGCCCGTGATCCTATTTACTTTTCCGAAAAATATATTCAGATAGTTCATGTAGATAGGGGTTTGATACCTATTAAGCTATATGATTATCAAAAAGAAATTGTAGAAAAGATAACGAATAATAGACGAGTGACTGTTGTAACATCACGACAGGCAGGTAAAACAACAACTGCGGTTGCTGTGATTCTACACTATGTAATCTTTAACGAACACAAGACTTGTGCATTACTTGCAAACAAAGGTGATGCCGCTCGTGAAATACTTGATCGAATTAAGATTGCATATGAAGCATTACCCAAGTGGTTACAACAAGGTGTAATCGAATGGAACAAAGGTTCTGTTGAATTTGAGAACGGATGTAAGATCATCGCAGGCGCAACATCATCAAGTGCGATTCGTGGTAAATCGATTTCGTTCTTGTATATTGATGAGACCGCTTTCGTAGAGAACTGGGATGAGTTCTTTGCATCAGTGTTTCCAACGATTTCATCTGGTGAAACGACAAAGATGTTATATACATCAACACCAAATGGACTCAATCACTTCTATAAGACTTGTCAAGGCGCAAAAGAAGATACTAATGGATTTGAGTATGTTGAAGTGCCGTGGCAAAAAGTGCCTGGTCGTGACGATGCTTGGAAACAAGAGACACTTGCGG